TCAGATAAACGAAGTAAAAATTGATTACCTGTTTGAGTGAGAAAATCTTCTAAATTCTGCGATTGAGAAACAACACCATTACACAAGAAATTATTTGTATTTAAGAAGTTTGCCGCCGCCGTCATTGACGTTGTATCGATCATGTCATCAGGAAGCCGCTTCGATTGTTTGATTAAATAAATAGCTAAATCAATAAAATTATTACTACTACCTAATTGACTATCTAATAAGCGCGTAACCTTTAAACCATTTTCAACAAAAACATAAATTTGACGGTCGTATGTGCGGTCTCCATCGGCGAAAGTGTTTGTATAGCTGAGAGCCGTTAGATCAGTAAATACAGCATCAGTACCCGGATAACTGGGGATATTGTCCCACGTCGTTTTATTTGCAACATTGGTGATTGTCGTTGCTGGTGTCCAATTACTAGCCCTTTGGTTATACGCTCTTTTCCATGTTCCAACCCTGCAAGCCCATTGATAAAGTTGATTTTCTTTTATATCTCCTATCTCGCCTTGACTAAGAATTAATTGCAAATTAACGGTTAAAGCATTTGTAGTTGAGTCATTAACAAACCTTCCACTGGTTGCACCCGGTGCTACAAATACCCCCCCTATTTGATCACTGCCTACTGTTACCCGCCTGCCAAAAACAATAGGGACAGGCTCACCAATTTGAATAGCCCGTTGTCTTTCGTCTAATGATGTATTCCCTTTTGCTGCCTCTTCTGTTAATTCATCACCTGTTAAGCCTGATTGATAAGGCAACAATGAAAGAGGATCAGATACTTGTATATTCATAATCGTATTGGATTACCTATTAAGTCAGTTGTGAATTTGCGCGGCGGGCATGATGCCCCCACAGGGCTAATACTGGAACCTATGCGTACACGTAAAGTTTCAAATGATCCGCTTATTTCGGTGATAACTCCTAAGAAATTAACGATCAAAGATTGATTAGAATTAGGAGCAACATTAGATAATCGTGAATCAAATTCATAAACTTTTAATTCGCATAAGTACTGATTATTTAATGCCTCCGTCAAAGCAGAAATAGCGGTTGTAGTCGCGGGACAAGTGACACTAACTCTATTTGCTCCACTCGCGCTAGATGACATCAAACCATCAGCAGTAAACGGAAAATAAGAGTAACTTTTTCCACCTGAAGAAATAGTTGAATTAACATAATAAGACTGCCAAAGTTGCTTATCGGTTCCACTCGTCGTATATAGGCGAAGATACTGCGCCTGAGCTCTGTTTGACATTTAGCTAACCCCCATGAACCTTCTAGTTCCCGCCGTTCTTGAATTACTGAAAACGGATGCAGAATAACTATTTAAAGCCGCTTCTAAATCTTGCACCGTTACATATTGTTGCCCGTTGCTCATTTGCATAACTGGCCCTGTTTTTATATTTACGTTCGGGCTAGACATTCCACCGCCTCCAGTTGACGGGATAGCCGCTTGGCCTCTTAAACCCGCTTGGTAATTACTGATAAACCCAGAAATTTTATTGCTAGGCAAAACGTATTCACTTCCAGCCTCTCCGATGAGTGCCCTAGTGGGCCTTGAAACGTAACCCCCGTCAGCGTAGGCCTGAACTGTTCCGCTTTGACTAGAGCTACTTGATGATTGCTTTTTCCTTGATCTTCCTAGTGCTCTGTTTATTTTTCCTATTTGCTCCATTCCCCAGTTAATAAACTTTTTGATTTTTGAATACATTCCAAGGGTTAAAACATCAAAACCTATTTCAATACCTTTCCAAACAGCGAGCAAATTTTCTTTCGTTATTTTTGCAATAGAATCAGTTACCCATTTCCATGTTTCTTTTAACCTCTTCCATAAATTCATAAGTCCTTTTACAGCCAAAGCAACAGCAGCAATTGCCAAGCCAATCTTTAAAGCCCATACGGCCCCTATAGATATTGCAGCACCAAAAGTAAGTCCTAAAGCTCCTAGACCAAATTTAATACCTCCAAGAATAGGCAAAGCAACAGTTAAACCAACAAATGCAGTTGCAAGACCAGCAAGAGCAAAAGTTAAGCCGGGGAACGTTTCAAGCATAGTGGCTACAAACTCCAAAAAGGGTGTTAATTCTTTTGTAATTCTTCCTATTGCATCAGAGAAAGGCCCACCGAAAGTAATACCTAATGCATCAGTGGCATTCTTTGTTAGTTGCAATTGTGCCGCCGTCGTTCCCATCCTCTTCTCAAACTCATTTAAAACAGAATTTGTATAGTTTCCTTTCTCTCCAACTAGTTCTAAGTTTTCTCTAAATTTATCTAAATTATTAACAACACTAATCATTCCTTTAGCTCCTTGCTCGTCTAATAAATCTGTTAATGTGCTAATCATTTCTGATTTTGGTAATGCAGAAAGACTTTCAAATATTGCTAATAATTCGCCCATCGCATCAACCTGCACCCGATCCGCTAAACCTGTAGCCGCTGCACTTGCCATTTGTTCCGCTGCCTCTTTTGCGCTTGCTAATTCTTTTTCTCTTTGAGCATTAATTAATGCTTCTTCTTTTTGGAATTTTTTTCGTAAACCATTTAATTCAACTTCTTCTCGATCATCCATCATATCCGTTTGCGCTCTTAATTTATCTCTAGCCGCCCTATTAGCTAACGTAATTTCTCTATCTGTTTGATCTTGTATTTGTTCTATTTGTTTTTGGATCGCGTCTTTATTAACTCCTTTCTCATCTCTCATTCGATCACGTAAAATTTTAATTCTCTTTTGTGCTTGTCTTCTTAGTTTTTTAATTGTTTCGTCTGTTTCATCGTCGATTTGATCACCAATGATTGTCATTTGATCTCTATATCTTCTCCTTACTTCTTTTAATACTTGGTCAGTTTCATTCCTTGCGATTTCAATTCTTCTATCAGCTTGTCTTTCAACTTCTGAAGTTAATTGCTGTTCGTTAAACTTCGCATCGATTTGAGCAAAGCCAAGTTTCCTTAACGCTGATAGTTGCCTATCTGTTGCGCTTGCTCCTTTTGTTAATGCACTGACAAGTCGTCTAAATGATGTTGCCGCAATTGTTGTTTCTGTACCTGCTTCAATCATTGTTGCACCTAGAACCGCTACATCCTTTGCAGCAAAACCAGCTACATCACCCATTGCCGCCGTTCGCTTCATGAAATCGGTCAACTCTGCTGCTGCTGCACCGGTGTTGTCTCCTAAATGGTTAATTGCATCAAATAAATCTCTTACTTCATCTTGTGTAATACCTAATGCATTTTGCATACTTACCATTGCTTTTCCTGCTTCAGCCGCTGTCAAATCAAACGCAGTGGAAACCCGACCAACATCTAAGGCAAAAGCTCGCATTTCATCCCTAGCCTTACCCGCTTGTCCTGCCGCTTCATAAATATCAGCAAGACCATTAATCGCAATTGGCAGCTCTTGACCTAGATCTAATATTTCTTTTCTTAAATCTTTAATTCCCTTTGCGTCCATATCCCCCATTACTTTCGTTACACCTGCCATCTTCTCCTCAAAATCAATTGCCGCTTTTGCGCTAAGAGCTATTGCAGTGGCTACACCCGTAGCCGCGACGGCCATTCCTTGAAAAGCTTTTGAGCTAACAACAGACTTAAAACCCTTTGCCGCCCCTTGCGCTGCTTTCTCTACGCCTACGAATGCCTTTTCTAATTTCTTTACATCTCCAACACCTTTAACCTTTGCAACTAAACGAAGAGCACTTTCAATATTTAAAGCCATTTAGCGTGACCTCCGATTTTGCATTTCTGCTTTTTGGTTTGCTTTCTTTTGTTCTTTGGCGATTAATTCCAAAGCTCTCATCTCCATAATCTGCAAATCTTCAAAAAGAGTTTTCATGTCTTTTATTTTATAGAGTTTGCAAACTTGGAACACTACTCCATAGTCTAAACCTATATAGCCATTTGGTCCCGTTCTCCATTGCGTTTGAACTCGAAGAAAAGTTAAAACTACATTTTCATGCTCTTTCCAAACTTCGTAATTCCTTTCTTTTAATAAATCATCAGGTAATTCAATTCCTAAGACTTCCGCGTCTTTCAAAATATCGTCGTTATGGCCGCCCCCATGATTAAAGAGATAATCGACGGCCCCTGTTAGTTTTTTCTCTTGCTAACCTCTAGACTTTGGAACCATGCTTTGACAATTTGTGAAGCCACCGTTGGGATTTCGAGCAATTCGTTTAACTTTGCCTCACTAAATTTTATATCTGTCCCTTTATCGTCTACTACTCCAGACCATCCACATAAGATTTCTTTAGCTGCGCCTTGATCTTCTAATCGTTCTTCTTCATCTATAGCATCAACTTCCATTAAACGAGCAACTTTAATAATCTCATTAATTCTTGATTGAGGTAATCTTTTAAATTCACAATCAAAAGTAGATTTCTCTTTATGCCCGCCATCAATGGGAAGTACGATCGTTACAGGCCATGTAAAAGTAGCCTTTTGCTTTAAAACAAAGCTCATAAAATAATATTTATTCCTACGTAGACTAAGGAACTTTTAACAAAAGAACAAGCTATTAGCTGAATGTTAGTTTCATTTCATCGTTACCAGCACTAGGAACAGGAGTAAATGGGATGTTTAACATGCTGATTCCGTCAGATTCAGAGTAACTAGGGTTTGTAATATCCACAGTTGGACAAAGAACCGAAACAATGTTTCCGGCTGTAGTTCCGTGTTGTAGGGATACAAGGCCTGTAGTGTCAGACGTGGCTTGACTAAAGAAGTTTTTAGCCGCGATTGTAGGAGTTTCAATAATAGCCTCTCCAGTAGGTTGACGGTTTGTCAGAATAACTGACTTGTCAGTTCCAACTAATTCTCTAGCTGTTACCTCGTTCGCCATGTCAACTGAGAAGCTCTGAATAGCTGCAGCATCGAAGCCACAAAAACTCGAAGCAACTGTATTTCCCTGTTTAAAGAGAACGGGTGTGGCCTGTGCCGAATACGACGCTGTATCAGCCGAGGTGTCCGTAGGTTCCGTATATAAACCGGTAAGGTCAAAAGTAATCGTAGGCATTTCACCCACTGCTAGAGACAATGAATAGGAACCTCTTGCACCAAGAATTTTGTGCTCGATTCCGTCGTTGTTATATTGAATTGCTACTGATCCAAAACTAGAACTTACAGGAACATAACCAACGTTTGCAGCGATGGAATAACCAGAACTAGCACCCGGCACGAATGTCGCCGTTATCGGTTTTATAGAACAGACTTTTGTACTTCCGACGTAATCGACAATCAAACCTTTGTGATTATTACCAGTTCCGCTAGTTATTGAGATTTGCATACCGTTGTAATAGTCGTCGGTAGCATTTGCGCCACTAGCAAGGGTGATAGTATTGGCGGCCCCTGCCTGCGACGAGCCCGTTACCGCTGAGCCAGTGACTGTACTAGCCATGCCGCAAGCTTTAAGCAAACTATCTATTCGGCTAGCCGTTCCACCTGTTCCAGAACCTGCAATTTCTACCTCTATCTGTACTGAGACTCTTGTGAGAGCTAAGAGTTGTTCGCTGTTTCCGAGGTAGCTGCGAATCAGATCTCGACTTACTGTGTCACTTTCTAGAGGGTTAACCGTAAGGCTTCGAGCTAGCAAAGCGTCACTTCCCGCGAGCGTGGGATCTGTGCCGTAACTTGATTCCGCTTTCACTTGAATCAGCGCGGCTCTTGCTAACTTTGCCATTTGTTTTAAACCTCGTTACACCATGAAATTACTATGCTTACATAATAGTCTTTATTTGCTACGTGTTAATAAATTTATGTCGACAATGACCCTAAAGTCGTTCGATATTTAATAACAAACGTGTTTTGTATCACGGCGGCAGGTTGATCAGCATCAATCATTTCAAAAGAGACACCAGCCGGTTCAATATCTATTGCATAACCTCCAACCGTTAAATCAGCTAATAACTTTGAATGTAATGATTCACAAATTGGATCTGCTACCTCATAAGGTGTATTACTTGCAGAACCACGAACAATCACACTAACAACAATTCTTAAAGTCCAATCGACGCGCTGATGAGAAACAGAGATTTCAGGAGTATCAGAAGAAGGCTCTACTACGATTGCCGGTGACTCATTGCGAGTAAGAGGTGTGGTTCTTTCGCGATAGATTCGACTTCCTACTCCCCCCGCTGTACCTGCAAGAGTTGTCTTGATCTCGTCTAATATATTTTCCCTAATTGTTGTCATCAGGTTTTAGAAAGTGAAATTTGACAAGTAAGACCGTCTAAGTCTTGGTCAACGCTTCTAACTTCATAATCAACCGAACTAATAGTGATTGTGCTACCTACTGCCAAACTTCCAAACTCAGAAACTTTTGCGTGAGCGTTATAGTCGCGAAAAATAACTTGACCATCTAAAACCATTTCGTCAGGTTGATCAAGGATCACTTTTCCGCTAGTGCCTCCACTTGTCGCGGTCACACCAAAATCTGAAAAGCAGGCTGTTAGATCTTCACTCAGCGCCATTCTCTTGTACTTCTTCTAAAATTGACTTAACTTTTTTAGCTTTTGTTTTTGCGGGTGGAGTTGGAGGACATGCGGGGGCTTCGTCTTCTGCTGTTGCTTCTCTTGCCTTTCCCATTGCAATTAATGTAGAAGCATCTTTGTCACTAACGTCATAAACGGAACCAGCTTCTAAAGCTTGACCGCTAGCAATCACACCGCGAGTAGTAAAGATTTTCATTGTTATAAAAAAAGAAGGGGGC